GAGATAGGCTCCGGTCTCGTGGGCTCGGAGATGTGTATAAGAGACAGCCCCAAATTGTAACGATTTTTAAGGCGGCAGGGGTAAACTCATCCCATTTTATATAGATATTAGGAGGTGAAGTGGGAAATGGCTGGAAAATACAAAGTGTTGCAAATGTCTAAGGGTGATTTGACCAAAGAACGGCAAGAAGCCAAGCTACATGCGGAATTAATGGCCAAAGATGGCATTCCAAAACTTCAGGTAACACCGCCTAATCATCTTGACCCAGTCGCAAAACAAGAATACAAGCGAATTATCGAATCTTTGGGGACCTTACCACTTAGAAATCTCGATCGCGCCGAGTTGGAAAACTATTGTACATGGTATTCGGTTTACAAAAACACATCGGTCAACATGAAATTGGCTTTAAAGAATGGAGATCAAGATGAATATTATGCGTACATTAGCACCTTGAATAAGGCCACCGCAAGCATTAAGAGCCTCGCGAGTGATCTAGGGTTGAATGTTAACAGTCGGATGCAAATGAATATGCCTAAGACTGAAGCACAGAAGAACGATTCAATCATTGATACTTTTGGCTGACTGTGATGGAGGTGATGCTGATTGTCAAAATTTAAGGATCCAATGCCTAATTTCATAAAACGTGTGCTAGACGGTCGTCTTATTACTTCTAAGGCAGTTAATCTCGCGGTGAAACGGCATCAAGAAGACTTGAAACGAACAGATTGGCGATGGCGATATGATCCAAATCTAGCGGGAAAAGCTGTTAAATTTATGGAGATTCTGCCAGAACCAAAAAGTGGGAAACCACAACCATTAGCACCGTTTCAAAAATTCATTATTGGCAGTATATATGGCTGGGTTGACAAAGATGATCCAAATATAAGGCGATTTACCGATGTGTTCATTTCGATGGCACGAAAAAACGGTAAGTCGCTTTTGATTTCTGGCGTCATTCTGTATGAGTTTCTGTTCGGAAAGAATCCAGCCAACAAACGGCAATTATATACCGCTGCTAATGATCGCAAGCAGGCCGGCATTGTATTCGGAATGGTAAAAGACCGATTACGTGCGCTCATGCGGAAAGACCCAGGCATCAAACGAATGGTTAAGATTACGCGAGATGAACTTGTCAATTTAGACGACGGATCAACAATTCGTTCGTTCTCTCGTGATACAGGACTTGTCGATGGCTATGAACCCCATGTTGCGGTGGTTGACGAATATGCCAACGCTAAAACAACAGATATGATTGAAACCCTTGCCTCAGGTCAGGTGTTACTGCCTAGTTATCTGACGTTCATCATTTCAACGGCTGGATTCGACATGAACGTGCCGATGTTTCAACAAAATTATCCATATGCCAAAAAGGTGTTGTCCGGTGAAGAAACGGCAGAACGCTATTTTGCATTCATTGCTGAACAAGACAACGTACAAGAGGTTGATGACCCCAATTCTTGGATTAAATCGAATCCGCTACTTGACGTTGATATTGTGCATGATCAGATCACCGACTATTTGACCACAAAGCTATCTCAAGCACGTGCTGATGGCAGTTTGAATGCAAAACTGGTCAAGAATTTCAACATTTGGCGGCAAGCGACTGAAGATAGTTATTTAGACTTCGATGCTTGGAAGGATGCTGAATTGAGTGAAAAGCCTGATATTCGCGGCAAAAGAGCTTGGATTGGTATTGATGTTGGTCGTACAAGCGACCTTTTTGCCATTACTTGGTTAATCCCGCAAGAAGGCTGGTGGTGGCTCGATGGTTATGCATTTGTCGCTTCTAAAGGCGGAATTGATAACAAAATCAAGACGGATCGGATTGACTACTTGGCTGCTGAACAACACGGCGAAGGAGAGATCAGCAGCTTAGGGTCAGGTATCATCGACAACGATCGGGTATATGAATGGCTCGAAGACTTCATTGAACGTAATGACTTAGATGTTCAAGGTATCATGTACGACCCTTATCAATTTGGACCAATGCTAACGGCAATTGAGAAGAATCATCCTGAGTGGCCGATGGTACAGGTGCGACAAGGAACGCTGACACTGTCAATGCCAACTAAGCAGTTCCGCGATGATGTTATAGGCGGTCGCATAAAGCATTCAGATAATCGCATTATGCAGGCCGCCGCAATGAACGCGGTTCTAATGTCTGACAACAACGGCGTCCGTATTAATAAGAATAAGTATGCTAACAAAATAGACATGATTGATGCCACGCTTGATGCTTATGCCATCGCGTTCAAGGAAGACTTGGACAACTACTTGGACGATGAGCGTGTCTTCAGCGATGATTTTGGCTTCTAGGAGGTGAGAACGTGAATGGAAAACTAGCTAACTTTTTTAGAATTCTTGGCGCAAATATGGCTGGAATTGCCACTGTTTTAGGCTTCATTTTAGCTGGATATGGGGCTTTTTTGATCAATAGGCCTACTGGATTCATGGTTTGCGGCGGCTTGTTGTTTGTTCTCGCCTTTATTCTGTTGCTTCCTGATAACGAAGGGAGGTGAGATGAATGAAGCTATTTCGAGGATTGGCAACCGAAGTGGACCCTCAATGGGCAGATCATTTGCTTGATTCTGGGGTAATCCCATCATTTCGAGGTGGATACCTTGGTATTTCTGCATTACGCAACTCCGATGTGCTGACAGCTGTCTCAATTGTCGCAGGTGATGTTAGCCGATTTCCGTTGGTGATCACTGACAGCTCAACCGATGAAGTGATAGACTTGTCTGACATTGATTATCTGATGAACACAAAGGTTAACAAACGTTTATCAGCATATCAGTGGAAATTTTCCATGATGGTCAATGCAATTTTGACTGGCAATGCTTATTCGCGGATTGTGCGCGATCCGATAACCAACGAACCAGCTATGTTTGAGTTCTATGCCCCATCACAGACGCAGGTGGACACAAGCGATCCCGATAACATCATCTACCGTTTCACGCCTTACAACTCTAGTATGCAAAAAATATGCGGATTTGAGGACGTCATTCACTGGAAGTTTTTCTCATACGACACAATCATGGGGCGATCACCGCTGTTGTCACTTGGTGATGAAATTGGACTGCAGGAGTCAGGTGTTTCAACGTTACAGAAGTTCTTCAAGAGTGGTTTGAAAGGCTCAATTATCAAAGCAAAGGAGAGTCGCCTATCCGCCGAAGCACGCCAGAAGATTCGTGAAGATTTTGAAAGGGCACAGGCAGGTGCTGATGCAGGTTCACCAATTATAGTTGACGCGACGATGGATTATCAGCCGTTGGAAGTTGATACCAACGTTCTTAATCTGATTAACAGCAATAACTATTCAACAGCGCAGATTGCGAAGGCTTTACGGGTGCCAGCGTATCGATTAGCCCAAAATAGTCCCAATCAGTCAGTTAAGCAGCTTGCTGATGACTATATTCGCAATGATCTTCCATTTTACTTTGAACCGATTACAAGCGAGTTTGAACTAAAGTTGCTTGATGACAACCAGCGCCATCAGTATCGCATTGGCTTTGACACAAAATCAGTAAACGGATTGCCGATTGCTGACGTCAATACAGCAGTTAATGGCGGACTGTGGACTGGAAACGAGGGACGTGCGGAGCTTGGAAAGAAACCGTTAAAAGACCCGAACATGGATCGTATTCAGTCGACACTTAACACAGTGTTCCTTGATCAAAAGGAAGCATATCAAGCTGAACACGCATCGCAATTGAAGGGAGGTGATGCTAATGACAAAGGAGCTGCGAATGACAGCGACACCCATGCAAATTCGTGATGGGGATGAGAAACATCCAACTGTCATCGAAGGTTATGCGCTTAAATTTGACCGGAAATCTGAAATCATGGGCGGCGGTGAATTTAGTTTTCGTGAGCACATTGACCGCCATGCGCTCGACAATGCTGATATGAGCAATGTCGTGGCGCTATTTAACCATGATCAAAACCAAGTGTTAGGCCGCACTGGCGTTAATTTGGAACTGACCATTGACGACACTGGACTTAAGTACACTCTGACGCCACCAGATACACAACTCGGTCGTGACTTACTCGAAAACGTCCGGCAAGGGATTATCAGTCAGTCAAGCTTTGCATTTACGATTGCGCCAGACAAAGACGCGCAAAAGTGGCAAAAGTCAAGCGAACGAGGGGTTAAATACGAGCGCACAATCAACAACATCGATCATCTGTTTGATGTTTCGCCGGTGACAACACCTGCTTATCCAGACACTGAGGTAAAGGTCGGAGCACGATCGTTGGAACAGATAAAAGCGCTAGATCAGCCGCCAGAATGGGAACTTAAGCGGCGCAAGATGCTTTATCAACTGAATAAAGAGGAATTGCTCAAGGGCATCGAATAATCGGTGCCTATTTTTGTACAAAAAATAAGGAGGGTCACTAGATGACTTTAGATGAAAAATTAGCTGCTGTTAAAAAGCAGCTTGATGAAAAGCGTTCAGCGTTGCCAGCTATGAAGACAGAACTTCGTTCTTTACTTGAAGGTGAAGAGTCCGAGGAAAACCTGAAGAAGGCAGAAGGCGTTCGTGCCAAGTATGATAAAGCTGGCAAAGAGATCAAAGATCTTGAAGAAAAACGTGACTTATACGAGGCTGCGTTGAAAGGCAATGAACAGCCAAGCGACAAGAAGAAACGGCAACCTGAACAGCAGAATTATCGCACCGCTATGAATGCCTATCTTCACAGCCGTGGCCGTAACACAGAAGGCATTGATTTTGAAAAAACAGACGTTGGTACCTTTGCGGTTTTGCGTGCTGATCCTACTGATGCCAGTGATGCAGTTAACGCTGGGGTTAAGTCTGCAGATGCTGCATCGACCATTCCAGAAACTATTGTCAATACACCACAGCGTGAATTGCAGACAGTGGTCGACCTGAAACCATTCACTAATGTCTTCCAAGCCTCCACTCAAAAGGGAACTTATCCAACAGTTGCAAATGCCACTACCAAGATGGCAACCGTTGCTGAACTTGAAAAGAACCCGGCAATGGCTAAGCCTGATTTCAAGCCTGTCAACTGGTCAGTGGACACCTATCGGCAAGCGTTGCCAATTTCACAGGAATCTATTGACGACTCCGCAATTGATTTGGTTGGGTTGATTGCCCAGAACGCACAACAAATTAAGGTCAACACGACTAACAGTGCCGTTGCAACTCTGCTGAAAGGCTTCACTGCCAAGACGATCTCTAGCGTTGATGATTTGAAGCACATCAACAATGTGGACTTAGATCCGGCATATTCACGTGTCATCATCGCGTCCCAGAGCTTTTACAACTTCTTGGATACGGTGAAGGACGGTAATGGCCGTTACTTGTTGCAAGACAGTATCTTGACCCCGTCTGGCAAGAGCGTTCTTGGTATGCCGATTGTTGTTGTATCTGATGATACTTTGGGTGCAGCAGGCGAAGCACACGCCTTTTTGGGTGACATCAAGCGGGCGATTCTGTTTGCTAACCGCGCAGACTTCATGGTTCGCTGGGTTGACGATCAGATTTACGGACAATTCTTGCAAGCAGGAATGCGCTTTGGTGTATCTGTTGCTGACGAAAAAGCAGGGTACTTCCTAACATATACCCCAAAAGCGTAACGCCTGACGGAGTGACTTTGAGCCAGAAAACGTTCACGGGTGGTGTCGGTGCCACAAAAGATATCACGGTGACAGTCACTCCTGATGGCGCTCCTCAAGCAGTCGAAGCTGTGTCGAGCGATGAAAGCGTCGCTACGGTTGTTAAGAAGTCCGATGGTATTTACACAATTACCAATCTGGCAGCGGGCACAGCGACAATCACATTTAGCACTAATGGCATCAGCTCAACGCTTGCTGTTACTGTTAACGCCGGGTAGGTGATTACTCTTGGCAGATACTACGCTTGACAAAAGCCCACTGACTGATGAACAGTTTCAGGTTCTGAAAATGTACTTGAAAGTTGATCAGACAATCGAAGACCCAATGATTATGCAACTGGTGCATGACGCTTGTGGTGAAATCAGTTCGGCTATTAGTTTTGGATCAAAGCCGGAACAATTTCTAAGCAATCCAGAAACTCGGGATCGTTTTTTCACAGCACTTATGAAGCAAGTGAAGGAAGACTATGACTACCGAGGTATGGGTGCTGAAGTCATGCGCTTTCCGTTGCAAACATCAACCACAAATATCATCAATCAGCTTCGCTCAGAATTGCCGGAAGAGGATGGTGATCCTGATGCGAACTAATCGAATGACTGAGAGAATTGCGTTCGTCAGCTATGAGTCAAAAAAGGTTAACGGAGTTCCGGTTGATGGTGTGCTTGTTAAGCATATGACGGTTTGGGCGGAAGTTCCTAAGGTGCCAATCAGAGAAGCAAATGATCCACAGACAAAGTTGGGAACTCGCAAAGACAGCCCGACTTTTTTAGTGCGATTTTTGACCGCAGAGGAAATCCAACCAACTTGGAGAATTCAATGGCGTGGTAATGAATATCAAATCACAGGGCTTGATCCTGATTACGATAGGCGCGATCTGACAACGATTACGGCAAAGGCGGTGAGCTGATGGGCGTAAAAGTCACAGGGGATGCTGAACTGCTCGCTAATCTCAACAAAATCCAGTTTGGAGTTGCAAAAGAGGCTCGAGCGGCTGTCCGAGATGGCGCACAAAAGTTTGCCGACAAGCTAAAAAGCAATACGCCTGAGTGGGACGGCGAGACGGATATGAGCGGACATCTGAGAGATGACATCAAGCTTTCAAGTGTCCGTGAAACGAGTGGTGTAACAGAAGTAGACGTTGGATATGGTAAAAATACTGGCTGGCGTGCTCACTTTCCAAACTCGGGCACTTCAATGCAGGACCCGCAACATTTCATTGAAGAAACCCAAGAAGTCATGCGGCCAGTTGTTATCGCTGCTTTCCTAAGCCACTTGAAGGAAGGCGGGATGTAATGGCACCTGAAAAACGTGTTTATGACATCCTGTCGGCCAATTTGGATATTGCTGACAAGGTGTATATAGGCACTCCAAGCTTCAATAACCAGACTAGCGTAACTCCTGAAAGTTTAGCTCCATGGGTGAGAATCACTTCTTTGCCCGGTGATGCTGCTGATTATGCTGACGATTCTAGAATCCTAGAGTATCCGAAAGTACAAGTAGATTTTTGGGTGGACAAAACGGACTGGGATCAACAAGAAAAAATTGAAACACAGATATATCAAGCACTACATGCGGCTGGCTGGGAAAGGTATTATCGCAACTCCTACGTTGATGGTGATACCCCAGCCCTCCGTATGACAACAGGATACTTTCAGTTTCAAGGACTGCCGATTGGCTAGCCCTTTTTATTTTCCTAAAGGAGGATTTTAAATATGGCAGATACTGCTGTTACAACTAATAAGAAGTTAGCAAAATTTGGGGCTTCGGCCTTTGAATACGGGGTTGTCGGTGATGACGACTTTGTACTAAGCACACGAAAGATTCAAGGCTTATCTAGTGTGAAATTGGATATTAAAACAGAGCAAAAGACGCTGTCTGCTGATGATGGCCCGTACTTGATTCTTTCTGGTGGTATCACAGAAGCAACCGAAACAATCGAAATGTACGATGTGGATTCACAGATGAAGTCTGATTTATTTGGCATTAAGGTTGTTAATGGGGTTGAAGTATATCCAAAAAACCTTAGCCCTAATTACGCCGCAACTTTGTTCCGCACGAAGCTTTCAAATGGCAAGTACGTTTGGGTTGGTATGCTCAAGGGAATGTTCTCACTTCCGGGCGTTGATACCAAGACTGTTGACGGCACACCAGATCCGAGTGCTGACAGTATCGAAGGATCATTTATTCCTCGAGGTGACCAAGACACTGGCAATGTTGTGTTGATTGGTCGTGAAGACAACGATGGATTCGATTTTGATAAGTTCCACGGATATGTTTTCCCTAAGACTGCTGAAGACGCGACTATTGTCTCAACTACTGTCCCAAAAGTGTAGTCGGTGTCAGCTTTGAGAACAGCTCGATTAACCTTGCGGTTGGCGCATCTACAGCGTTGAAAGTGCAAATTAATCCGGCTGATGCCGCAAATAAACAAGTTACTTTCAAAACGTCAGATCCCACAGTTGCCACCGTTTCCAGTGATGGAACTGTGGCTGGTGTAAAGGCAGGGTCTGCAACCGTAACAGTCACAACTGACGATGGTGGTAAAACTGCCACCGCAACTGTAACTGTGGCTTAGCAATGAACTCGTCGCCTTGTAAATGCACAATACGCGAACAGCGGGCGGCTTATACCTAAGGAGATTAAACATGGCATATCAAATTAAACTAAATATCAAAGGCGAAACGTGCGTGTTCACACGAAATGGAGAACCAACATTACGTGATACCACGAACGCCTTAAAAGTGCAGCAACAACAATTGCGCATGCTAAACCGTAAAGATGGCCCTTCAAACGATGATTACGATGAGAACGAGAAAAACTTAGCAAAATTTGCGGTTGATTTCTGGAAAAACCAGTTTACTACCGATGATGTTATTGATGGCTCGTCTATTTCTTTGAAATCGTTGGATTCAATCAATGATGCCATTGGCGATTCTCTAAGCGATGGTGAAGAGGATAAGAAGGACACAGCAAAAAAATCACCGAAGCGGACGTCAAAGAAGCCATTAGCAACCTTGACGACTTCTACAAAGCAAGGCTCTCTGAAGGCTACCGATTAGCTGACGTTGATGCTATGACGCTCCGCGATATTGAAAAACTTAACCAGATTTACGAGGAACGGGAGACCACGATCGACAAGGCCTTTCCGTTTCTTTTCTAGTTCTATGAAAGGAGGTAAAACATGTTAGGAAATCTCGGACAAATTGCGGCCACCGTAAGCTTGAACATTGATCCGTTTCAAGTGAGCCAGCGAGTTTTGAACTCTTCAATTAAAGCAACTGCCGCTGAGTTGCGGGCTCAAGATGCTGCGTTTAAGGGCTCTGAAAAGTCTATCAACAACATGCGTTCAACCTATGACACATTGAGCCGCCAGTCAAAGAACTACCAAGCTCAGCTTCAGAAACAGCGAGAACGGTATGATGAAAATTCGAAAGCGGTTGAAAGACTTAATAAAAGTGAGACTGCATCGCAGGAAGAAATTAATCGTGCTACAAAGCTGCAAGCTAATGCTGCATCACAGTATAATCGGACTGCTGCCGCTGCTGCTCAAAATGAAAATCGAATGGCGGCCTTACGCAAAGAGATTGCGCTGCAAAGTGACGGCTGGACTAAAGTATCAAACGGTGCATCAAAGTTTGCGTCTGTCACTGAAAAGACAAGCTCTAAGCTAACCAGTTTCGGATCAACGATGACAAGGGCGGTAACTGCTCCAATTGCCATTGGGTTTGTGGCAGCAGCTAAATCTGCTATTGATTTCAACAGCCAAATTCAAGCAATGGGGCCCTTGCTAACAAATGGTGGTGCGATTACAGCTAAGTATCGTGCGCAACTTGATCAACTAGCATCAGCATCTAAAAAGTGGTCGGTTGAATATGGCGTTTCCACGGCTGCAATTAACGATGGTATGTCAGAAATGATCAAACGTGGCTATACTGCTGCGCAAACTTTAGGCGCTATGCCTGCAGTTCTCAATGCGGCAAAAGCGTCTGGCGATGACTTCAACGATGTTATGCATGTTTCTACATCCGTTTTGGAGCAATTTGGTCTAAAGACAGAATCAACAACGGGCATGCTTAAAAACACGTCTCGCGTTACAGATGCTCTTACCTATATTGCGAACGCTACTGCAGCAGGGTTCCAAGATATGGGCGAGGCAATGACGTATGTCGGGCCTTCTGCTCATGCTGCTGGTATTTCACTCGAAGAAACAGCGGCTGCTATTGGTATTATGAGCAACAAAGGGATTGAAGGATCAGTTGCTGGCACAGCATTACGTGGTGCTTTAACAAGACTGTTGAAGCCTTCTAAGCAAAACCTTCAAGGCTTTAATGAATTAGGCATATCTGTTGCTGATTTCAAAAAAGGAACTTTAACTCTTCCAGAGATTCTTGACAAAATCAAGAATAACACTAAGGGGTGGACGGACCAGCAACGTGCTTCTGCAGTAGCGTTGGCTTTTGGCACTGAAGCGCAAGCCGGCATGAATGCCTTAATTGGTGCAGGTGGCGGTGAGCTACGCAAATATACCAGTGAAGCTGAGCATGCTAGCGGAACAACTGCCAAAATTGCTAACCAGTTAAACAATACGGATGCCGCCAAATTGAAGAGATTTCAAGAGTCGATTCATGTTTTAGGAATTGAAGTAGGTCAAAAGCTTCTACCGACGCTGACTCCTCTTATCAAAACAGCAACCGATGTTGTCAATGCCTTTACAAAAATGGACAGTGGTACACAACAAACCATTATTAAATTTGCAGCGTTTGCGGCAGTTGTGGGGCCAGTTAGTTCTCTTATCGGTGGAGCTCTTAAGCCCGTTACTGCTTTGAGCAAAGGAATATCTGGAATTGCGGGAGTCATTGGACGAGCATCCGCAGCCGCAAAAATTGGCGGGACTGCAATGGATGTGCTCAAGTCTGGGTTTAGTAAGACAGCTTTTGAAGCACTGAAGGTTGCGCCTGCAGCGGCTGCGGCAGCAGATGGTGCTTCTGGAATGGGAGCGGCCATGGGCGGAGCCGCAGCGAGCGGAACAGGTTTGCTCGCAGCATTGGGGCCAATCGTCCCAGTTGTTTTAGGTGTGACAGCAGTCGTCGGTGCCGGTGTAGCCATCTGGGAATTATGGGGCAAAAAGGCTCTTGAGTCTGCTGACAGAACTTCACGATGGGGCACGGACATTGGCGAGGCAGCAGATAGGTCCGCAACTAAGATGCGAGACGCTTCTGGCAAGATCAGTGGTGCTTTCACTGACACTAACCACACTGTCAAAGAAAATGCCAAAACGATCGCCAACAGTTTTGATGATATTACGAAGGCCGCTAAAGAATCGTCCAAAAACACCCAAACCGCACTTGACAAGTTGGCGAAGCAAGTCGGTGGATCGACTGCTGATCAGATTCGTAAAGACGCAGCAGAAATGAAGAAGGCCGACGATGCACGCATCAAGCAAATTGAGGCTAATGCCAAACAAGCTAAGTCAATTACTGAATCTGCCAGCAAAGAACATGTCGAATTTACTCGAGATCAAATTCAGATTCTGGATAATTTGCGCAAGAGCAGTGCAGCCGAGGCCGTTAAGACGCTTAGAATTTCTGGTACCCAACAAGCGAATGTCTTAAAAGCTATTAATGGCGAAAAGATTCGGATGAGTCAAGCAGCGGCTAAGGAACAGTACAGCCAGATGCAACAGGCATTTGCTGACGAAACTGATACTTATGGCAAACATTATGCTGCCGTTAAAAACTCTGCTGAGTTGAGTACGGCTCAAAAGAATAAAGATCTTGAAAAGCTGGAAAAAGATCATCAAAGCAACATGAGCGTGATTTATGCGGGTGCGATCCAAGCAATGAAAGCGCAAGGACTATCCAACAAGACGATTCAAGAACAACTTCAAACAGAGTTTGGTGCGACGGCGTCTCAAGCTAAAAAAGCAATGAGCGCTTATTCAGAGGCAATGAGTAAGGGTGTAAAAGATAGTAAGCAATTTGCGGCCGCCGTTAATTCCAATATGAGCAAGAGTGTCCAGAAGGCTGGTAACGATTGGAACAACCTTGTACTAGATCCTAAAACTGGTAAAGTTGTCACCAATCTGCCACAAGTTCTAAAGGATACCGCAAGCACGGAAGATGGTTGGAAACGTCTTAAATTTGACCTAAAGAATGCCAAGATTAGCTCAAATGCAAAGCAAATGATTGTCGAGGCGATGGCCTCCACCGACAAGTGGAATTCGCTGACCGTTCAAGAGAAGACAGCTCTAGTGAGGGCATCCGGTCAAAAAGACTTAGCTAACATCATAACCGAGTTTGTTTCATGGAATAAGTTCACGCCAAAAGAACAACAAGCCATCGTCAGTGGAGATTACACACCGCTTGTCAACGCACTGGTTCAAATGGGTTACTGGAATGAATTGAGTCTCAAAGAACAGCAAGCGATCGTTCATGACAAGGCTACTTTGCCACTCATTGATATCTTGACGCAGTCTGGCAAGTGGCAGGGTTTGACACTTAAACAACAAACTGCGTTGATCAATGCCAAGGGTAAAGACGAACTCAAGGACGTCTTATTCAACCTGGGCGTGTGGCAGTCAATCGATCCCAAAGATCAGTACACAACGCTAAAAGCCGTGGGCGAGGGTAAACTCGCTGACATGCTTGACCAGTTGGCCCTGTGGAACAAGATTACTCCGCAGCAAATGCAGGCGGTGGTTAAGGGTGATTATTCATCTCTAGTCACGGCAATTGATGAAGTTAACGGTTGGAACCAACTGACACCTAAGCAGATGCAGATGATTGTGCAAGATAAAGCAACAGCCACCTTGATTCAAGGCATGATTGAAGCACAGTCTTGGAACAGGTTGTCAGTCGAGGCTAAGACGGCACTGATTCAGGCCAAAGGCAAGGAACAGCTTGCTGACGCTGTGGCCAAGTTTGGTTTGTGGAATCAATTACCGTCAAAGACCAAAGAATTATTGGTAAATAATGCTGATGCCCGCGCCAAACTAGTTGAGGCAGGCATTGATGTAGATGCATACGAGGCCAAACACCCGAGACCGAAAGAGTTGACGGCTAACGTCAATGATTTACTGACGAAGACTTCGCAAGCGAAAGGAGATCTAATCTCCTATGATTCTTACAAGCCGGGGATGAAGCAATTCACTGGCGATTCTTCAAATGTCACTCAACATGCTGAACACGGTAAGAGTGAGGTCAATACCTTTAACATGACTAATCCGTTGGCACGTTACTTTACTGGGGATTCCTCAAACGTGACGGCACATGCTGAAAAAGGTAAGGGCGAAGTCAACAGTTTCAATGGAACTAACCCATCAATGCGTTACTTCATGGGTAATGCTTCAAGCGTTGTGGGGGCTGCCGGATCTGGTAAAAACAGTATCGGAAGTTTTAATGGAACAAATCCGGGAGATAAATATTTCAAAGGCCATGATAATACGACAGGACCCGCAAGTGCCGCCAAACGTGCAGTTAGCGCATTTGGTGGGAATGAAGTCATCACGAAGACTTTCAATTTTGTGGCTAATATTTCGGACAGTATTCGGAAGCTTCTTCACTTGCAGCACGGAACTAATGATCTTCGAACGAGTTCACTGGCGATGGTGAACGATGCCCCCGGATCTAACTATCAAGAGCCTATTATCACTCCTAATGGCAACATGTTTATGTTCAAAGAACGAAATGTTGTTTTTCCGCTTGCTCGTCACTCAATGGTTATTCCTGCTGATAAGGCTCGTCGAATGAACATTCCACGTTTTGCTGGTGGCACCACAGACTTCGGAGGCGCTGCTAATAGAATAAACCAATTGAATCCGCAAACCTTTGTTACCAGCATTTCTAGTGGTAGCAATAGTCGTGTTGAGGATTTGCTAGCAAGACTGATCGAATTAACAACTTATCAAATTAGTAACCCGTCTGTTCCTGAAGGCAAGGTTGTTCTCGACAATGGGCGTGAAGTAGGACGGTGGCTGTATCCAACAATAAATAAATTGAAAAACAGAGACACCATCATGAGTAATAGAAGAAGGGGGATTTTCTAAGTGGCAAATTTAATATTTGGAGGTCATAAGATTGGCAGTTCCTCTCTTCAATTCAGTGCAGCCCGCGGCGTTTTTTCTGAAGTTGAGAATACAACCCAGTCTGTCGGTGCATCGGACGGAGAAATGCTTATTAGAAGTCGATTGAAATCGAGAATAATTCCAGTGACTTATGATTTTGTGGCGCTATCTCGTCGTGAATTTGAACGACAGCTAGCGCCATTGCTTTATAGCTCTGGTGTTCAGAAGCTAATCATTGATGATCGCCCTGATGAATTTTGGTATGCAAAAGTTGACGGTAAGATTGATATGGACCGGGCTTATTTTCTTGGCACTGGTACTATTAATTTTCTTGTTCCCGATGGCATTGCGCACTCGGTAGCCACGCAGACGGCTGACAACATGCCATACAAGGACGTGCCAGTGAATTTTGCCATAGCTTCACACGCCAGTGGATCCAACACGACATCAAAAGATGCATATCCCATTCATATGCAACTTTCAGAAGACTTGTCAGGGAAGACCATTACTACTGTAGCCAAAGTTATCGTCACTAATTATCAGGGGAAGGTAGATTCCACTAATAGCGTAGGGCCATATATTGATGTTAAAGATGGTCTAAGTACAGGAGCGTGGTCGGGATTAATTAACCATATTCCCATCACCGGAAATGGCGTGTATACATTAGGGCCCAAAACAATGACAAAGCATCCTCTAACTGGAACGACTAATCAGATTGATGTTGAAATGTACAATCTGAATGCCACCATCGAAGTCTGGGTTAAGGTTGAATTAGGCACCACAGCTTCTCCCTGGTCACCTAACCCCGCTGATCCTGAATACTATACCGACACCATCACGGTTCATAATGGTGGCACTTATCCTGTCGAGCCAGTTATTACGGCAACTATGCATGGTGATAATGGGGTTGTTGCTTTTGTCAATGATCAAGGGTCAGTCTTGCAATTTGGTTCGCCCAGCGAGATTGATGGCGTTGTGCGGCAGAAGTCTGAACGGGTATACTATTTTGACTTTGAAAATGAACCTAAGGGCATTGTGATGAATGATGGCGCGCTGACTTATCCCAACTATCGCGATAATCCGTCTACCCCCAATAAGCAAAAAGGCATTTTCTCTTATGGACGCCCAGACGGCTATGACAATGCGATTGCTTACCCCAACACGGAACGTAATCCCTCTAACTATTGGAGCGGACCATCAATGAGCGGCAAACTTGCTGCTAATTCTAATGGCAAACAGAATGGCAACTTTGAATGGCGTAATCTAATCCGCTTTGCCACCATGACAAATTGGGCTGGACGAGTTGAATTCAATTTGACTTACGAAGGCAAAATCGTTGCTTCGTTGGCACTTTATGACCAAAGCACAACAGATGACCAAGTTATGTTCGAAGGCAAGATACATGACGGAAACGATGCACGAATGCTATTTCATGAAGCGCTACCACGTGACCTCTATTCAAGGGCAAACAGTTTCGCCGTCATTTCAAAAATGGGTGACCAGTTAACTTTCCGTATTGACCGGGTTGGTGGTGGCAATGTTATTCGGCCATTCACTATTGCTGGGTTTGGTGCATTGCCAGTTGATGGCTGGACAGTATGGTTCTCTGCTTTCTCAGATGTTCTCGAAGCCAATATGGGCTGGCAGGACAGTTATTTTGATTGGGTAAACGTTGACTATTGGACAGACGTACCTAACCGATTCAAGGAAGGCGATGTGGTCAAGATTGATGTGGCTAAACGGGTTGTCAGTCTGAATGGTGCTGAAGATCCTACTTTACAGGCTGTCGGTAACAACTGGGAAGGCTTCCAGCTGCTGCCGGGCAAGAACACGATTCAAGTCTTGCAGTCTGATTGGGCTGAACGATACATGTGTCAAGTTGAGTGGCGGGAGGCGTGGCTATAATGGATTTTTATTTCACCGATCGTTCTTGGCATTTACTGGGAATTGCTACGGCTGGCGAAGGTCCGATTCATATCGTTAACGATACTGATGATCAACTGATATCAGCCGGAGCACGTACCTATACTGGAACAGTCTTATTTACGCCCGAAACGTCTGACAAAGTGAAGCGAATGTTGACGTATGGCAATTATGTCTTGTACAAAGATACGCGGGGTAAGGCCGTTTTCATGACCATCATGGAATCAAACCATGATCCTTTACTGGGTGAGGCCACTTTCACTGCTGAAGATGCCGGCATTGATCTTATCAATGAAACGGTTGGTCCGTACAAAGCCGGTAAACCAATGAGTATTGCTGAATACATTAATTTCTTCGTGACAGATTCCGGATTTGATATTGGCTTGAATGAAATTCCAGACTTGAAGCGAACACTTGAATGGACTGGTGAATCAGATACAGCACTGGCGCGAATTTTGTCGGTGGCAACGCAATTTGACCATGCGGAATTGGAGTTCAGCTTTCAGTTGAATGGTACCTCGGTGGTACAGCGACTCATCAACATTCACAAACGCATTGGTGCCGATAAGCGGATTACCTTGTATGTTGATAAGGATATCAACAAGATTGTAACTTCTGGTAACATCTGGGATCTGTATACAGCGATTACACCAACTGGTGGCACGCCGGAAGCTAAAGACGGGGACACGAGCGAACAGAAGCCAATTACGTTAGCTGGCTATCAATGGACTGATCCTGATGGTCGGTTTGTATTGACCTCAGATGGCATCTTGCTTGATCCGGTAGCCAACCAGCAGTGGAGTCGGCTATTAAGCGGTGGCGCAAGGCCAGATGCCGCTGGCGCCTATATCAATCGGGTCAACACTTATGAAGCGACCACGCAGGCTTCACTCTTGCAGTCAGCATTGAGCGACCTAAAGAAGCACAATCACCCAGTTGTCAACTATGAAACGGATATAGCGCGTCTGCCGGATAATGTGGATATTGGTGATACAGTGCATTTAGCTGACGAAAATGAGCGGTTATATCTATCGGCAAGATTACTTGAATTGAAGTCCAGTTATTCAATGGATACGCACACGGCGACTTTGGGCGATTATTTGATTGAGACGGATCAAGTTGCCGCTCAGTACCGTGAACTGGCTGAGAAAATCAAGAACATTCCCAAAACAGTGCAGTATTGGCCTTGGGTACGTTATGCCGATGACGACAAAGGTACCAATATGTCGGCATTTCCAGCCAACAAGAAGTACATGGCAGTCGTTTACAGTAACAAGTCATCTGTACCAAGTGACAATCCGGATGATTACGCTGGCAAGTGGGCATTGATTAAGGGCGCTGATGGTGCTGATGGTGTTCCCGGTGCAAAGGGTGCAGATGGCCGTACAAGCTATTTTCACACCGCTTGGGCAGATGATGTAAGTGGCAAAAGTGGGTTCACGGTATCCGGTGGCGATGGAAAAAAGTATATTGGCACCTATAGCGACTTCACACAGGCCGATAGCACCAATCCAGCTGATTACAACTGGGCGCTTTTTAAAGGTGACAAAGGTGATCAAGGACCGCAAGGTCCACAGGGACCACAAGGTCCACAAGGGGTTCCCGGAAGCAAGGATGTGCCTTATCCATATGTACAATTGTCGGCCCCAGTAAGCCCGAAAAAAGGCGATACTTGGTGGCACGGCACGAGTTACAATGACGCAACTGCCTTGCAGTATTATGACGGCTCAAAATGGGTCGATCAGAGCATTCAGCAAGCAGTGTTGAATATCAAAAAGTTGCAATCAATTGAGATTGACAGCGCAGAAATTAATTCTCCAACAATAAACGTGCCTTTCACTCATGCTCCTATTGAAGGTGGACACATATTGTCAACTGGCAAGCTGGCTCTGAATGGCACTTCATACACCATTGATGGCACAATTGAAGATACTAAGGGTAATCCAAATGGTCAAAGATATCATACTGAGTTAAACCCCGATGGCTTACTGTCATATATAACACAAACTGACGGTACAACGAAGATGGATGTTAGCAGAATCTCAATGGGGACTCTTGAGTTTACACACTTAGCTAGTGGACTGGGAAACAGTGCAACCTATATCTCAAGCACTTTAGACACTGTAAAAGTCTTGCAATTAGCAAATAATAACCAGATGGTTTGGCAGGGGGCTATGATGCCCGAGAATGGAGACGTTGCGACAATGTCGGTTCCACTGTCTCAAACACTAACCGGCTGGCTCATTGCTTGGAGTTATTTTCAAAATGGCGTGCCAACGCATAACAACTATGCCTTCACTCTCATACCAAAGGCTGCACTGGTATACAACACAACTGGGGCTAACTATTTGCGGGTAACCCTCACAATGAATGAAGTTGGTACAACCTACAAACTTTTGTTTTATGACGATAGGAATATTGTTGGCAATGATGAAAACGCAACAGGATATCCAGCTAAAGCGGTTATGACTGAGGTATACGCAGTTTAGGAGGTTGCTATGGAAGTTGACAAAGTAAAAGCCATTTTTAGCACTGATGAAGATGGCTATATCACTGGCTACCAGCAGGAATTTTGGGACGGCACTCAGTGGCAAACGCCGTTTGATGATGAGAAAGCCATCATGATCGCTCCTGAAGAGCTGAAAAAGATTGCCATTGGCGCCTCAAAGTTGGCTGATGACGGTACTGTTGTCATAGATACCGATAAACAAGCAGCATTAGACAAAGCGGCTAATCAAGTGACACCGACCGCAGAACAGAAGCTACTCGCAAATTTAACTCTTGAAGTAGCACAGCTGAAGGCGGCGAAATCAAGTGACTAATTATGATCAGTGTGCACTACTTTACAGTTGGGGGATTGATTTAACACCTTATGTACCGGTAATGATCACCCCAGATCAATACAAACAAATCACAGGCAGTAACTATGTCGCCAGCAAAAGCTAGCGGCTATTTTTATGGAAGGAAGTGAGAAAGTGACATTTTTTGGATACACGATTGGTGACTGGGCAGAGGTTATATCAATCATAGGGGTGGGAGTAAGTGCGGGCAGCTGGCTGTTCAAAAAGATTGCCTTAGATCCATTACGCTCTGATATTCAAGTGCTTTCAGAGACAATTAATCGTCAGCTAAAACTGCACGAACAGTCGCTGGCAGACTTGAATACTCATCTGAAAACACATGATGAAGAGCTTGGGAGTCACTCGGTTAGGATTACTCGATTGGAAGACCATGTAGGCATTAAAGGAGATAATGATGATGAATAATTGGACAGAACTTTTGGTATCACTTGCAGTAGCGGCAGTCCCAATCATTGGGGCTTGGATCTCAAAACAGTTGCTGGCTAACAAGCAAGCGCTAACTTTGGTAAAGGTATTAGGCCCATTAGCAAATGCTGCGGTAACAGCGGCAGAACAGCTTGGTGTGACACAGGCGATTGACGGTGCGGTTAAGAAATCTACTGCCATTCAAGCAGTTAAAGATGGTTTGAAGTCGCTTGGTTTCACCAGCACAGACGAGCAGACAATTGCCAACGCAGTTGAGAAAGCTTTTGCGGACTTGAAAGACAGCCTAGCAGAAACCTATCCACAAAAGACGGTTGATCAGGAAGCATCTAATCAAGACAAGGTAGCTGCCGCAGCTCAGGCGGCCGCAGATGCAGTTAAGGCTCAGCTGGCACCATCATCTGTTGCTCCACAGCAATAAGGAGGGCACCATGAAATTGAAAACTAAACTAATCACTTTGGTAGTCGCCTTCTTGGCGGCTATTTCTTTTGCCCTGCCATCGCAGGTCAATGCGGCTAAGGGAGATCAAGGTGTCGACTGGAGCCGGTACCAAGGAGATAACGGTGTCTTTGGTTACTCCACTGACAAGTTCGGCATCTCTCAAATCGGTGGCTATAGCGGCTACGGCACGTACGAGCAAACCACGTATAAGACACAGGTTGCATCGTTGATTGCCGCTGGCAAGCGAGCACACACCTATATCTGGTGGCAGAATATCGACAACACCAATTTTGCCAAGCAAGTACTAGATCATTTCTTGCCAGAGATTCAAACACCAAAAGGGTCGATTGTTGCGCTTGATTACGAGGCCGGTTCAACAAATACGGCAACTTTGCTGTGGGCACTCGACTATATCCGTGATGCTGGTTACACGCCAATGCTGTACGGCTATAAGAGCTTCTTGATGAGTCACATTGACTTGTCACAGATTGCCAGTCGCTACCAGCTATGGCTTGCGGAATATCCTGATTACAATGTCACTACTGTTCCGAATTATGGCTACTTCCCGAGTTTTGATAATGTAGGTATCTTCCAGTTCACTTCCACCTATCGCGCTGGCGGCCTTGATGGCAACGTTGATCTAACTGGCATCACTGATTCAGGCTACAACGGTAGCACGACAACTGACAGCGGCAAGACCTACGTCAAGCCATCAACTGATACACCGGCAACCAACGCAGGCCAGCAAGCTAATAACACCACGCTTAGCCAGATCAAAGTTGGCGATAGTGTTAAGGTAAACTTCGGCACAACCCGTTGGGCGAACGGTGTCGGAATGCCTAGCTGGGTTCAGGGCAAGACGTACACCGTGCAGCAAGTATCTGGATCTAACGTATTGCTTGGTGGCATCATGAGCTGGATCAATCGTAGCAATGTTGAGTTGCTGACAACGACCGGTGTGCCATCAGTAAGCTCTGGCTCGTCATACACGGTTCAGTCTGGTGACAGTTGGTGGTGGATCGCCTACAAATACGGCATGAGCATGTATACTTTGGCTTCTAACAATGGTAAGACGATTAACAGTGTAATTCACCCAGGCGATGTTATCCGAGTATCTGGCACAAGCTATTCAAGCGTAGCAAGCCACACGTATTACACGGTACGCTCTGGTGACAGCTTCTGGGGCATTGCCAGAAAGTATGGCATCAGTATGTACACACTGGCAGCCAACAATGGCAAGTCAATCTACAGCCTGATCTACCCTGGCGAAAGCCTGTATATTAGGTAACAGGAGGAATCGAAATGGATGATTACACACTATTACCAGAAGATGGCATTTACAGTCTGTCTGACCTCATTGAGTTATTGAAAAAGTTTCCTTCCAATGCGACCGTGCATGTATGCGGTAATCTTGAGGATAGGCCAATTGAAGAAGGATGGAATATGACCTACGATCCAATAAGCAATTCGCTTGTATTCATGGGCGACGTTGCAATGATTGATTAGATTGGTCCCGAATGCGTGTTTGAATTAAACACGCAAAAAGGCCCTCTGCTCGCTAATGCGGGTGGAGGACTTTTTTTGTTGCTTTGAAGCATGGACATAATGCTGTAAAATAAGATACGTAAGCAACTAAATATTTTAGTCAGCCTGTAAGGCCTTGCCGTTCTGCCTCCTTTGCTCAGGGAGGCTTATTTTTGTGCACAAAATATGCACAAAAAGTTGTTTTCTACTATTATATATGCGTTTGTTTTCGCACTTACTCTCCGTTTTTATGCTTCTAGATGCTTTCTATAGCTTCCCGGAATGCTGGTATAAAGGCATTCCGGGATTTTTGTTTCCTTTTATTTTCGGTTGTTTTTTTCCTCCGGTGCACAAAATGTGCACAAGCTAAAGTCTCGAAAGTGCTTGTAGCGTCTGGGATACCTGCTCTTTTCTTTGATCTTCAAGAAGATGAGCGTAGACTTTTTGAGTGATCATTGTATTGGCATGCCCAAGTCTTCTTGAAATATAGTTAATGTCAACGTGATTGGCAATCAAATAGGAAACGTGAGTGTGTCTAAGCCCATGGAAAGTAATCGCGGGGGAAATGTCGAGAGTCTTCTCGATCGTCCTTAGATCCTTATTAATTGCCGTGCTCGATAGCATGTTATGCCGTATGCTACGAAATAATAGTTGTTTGCTATCACGATATCCCTGAGCAAGGTAGACCTCTTGCTGTTCTTTCTTGAGACGTAAAAGCAAGTCTGCAAGTTCTCTCGTGATGTCGATGTCACGTACACTTGATTTGTTCTTAGTAGCAGCAAAGCCGCTGCCATATCTGTGATCCCACGTTCTGGTAATGTGCACAACGCGCTTTTTAAGATCAACATGATCCCACGTTAGCCCAAGAACTTCAGAATACCTAGCTCCGGTCAGTGCCCCGGTTGCGATGATGTAGTAAGCAATATGCTCGTAGTCTGCAAATTCTAGGCAGTAATTGACGAGCTTGCGCAAATCCTTTACTTGCAAATATTTGATGATTCCTGCTTGGCCTTCATTACCAGTGAGGACAACGTTATGAGTGAAGTTAGTATATATTATTTGGTCATCGACGGCAGAATCAGCCATTGAGCGAACATAGCCATTCAATTTGCTGACTGTATCTTTAGCCCTTTTTTTGCCAAACTCATTGATAAATCCCTGCCAGTCTGATTTTGAAATTGATTTTAGTTCACGGCTTTCGCCCCAATAGGCTAATAACTGTTTACGAATTGTTTTATACCGGGCTTCGGTGATACGAGAATGCTTACCAGATTTGTACAGCTCAATCCATTTGTCCCAGTAGTCGATTAACGTTATCTTGTTAAGATCCAAATTTGCACCGCGATTATGCTGACGTTCGACTTCGATTGCCGCTATATCAGCAGCTTTTTTTGAGGGGAAGCCACCCTTGTTGACATACTTGCGTGTTCCATCATTATCCTTGTAAGAGACACGATATTGCCATTTTTTGCCACGTTTACTAATGCTGGCCATCATTCATACCTCCTTGTGCTACAATACAAACAGGTGCTATTGCACCCACCACACAGTCATTGATCCATAAGGCGTCTACCCGTTCACTTTGGTCGGTGGGGTAGGCGCTTTTTATTTTGTATCCAGCCCCACTCTCCGGCTTGCACGGGGACGCCGCTTGCGTGGGGAAAGGGACTAATCACCATAGTCGTCGGGAGCGGTTCCGGCGTCATCAATCTTCTTGGCCAAAGCCAATGGAACTGTGATTTTGCCACCCATGGTAGATTTGTAAGTGGTGGTACCCAAGCTTTCAGCATAGAAGGTGATCTTGTCATTTTCTAGAATGCGAGAGCCGTTCATAATATCTGGATCATAACCGACCATAATTACATTGTCATAATTACCATCAACTGCAACACGCAAATCAGTTTCATCGTCACCCTCAACAACTTGAATAACTTCGCCTGTTAAAGTGATGTTCTTGCCCTTGTAGTCGTCTGGAGTCCGTGCCAACTGTTCATAAGTGATCCCAGTGTTGTAGTCAGCTGCGTTGAATGTTTCTGTGCTTGATGATTCTTCATCATCAGAGTCATCGCTATCAGTGTCTTCGTAACTGTCATCATCATCTTGTGACGACTCGACCTTTGACGATTCAGCTTTTGAAGACGAACTAGACGCAGCTGACCTCTTGCTTTCTCCCGAGTAGGTACCAATCCAAAAAAAGATTGCAATAAATGCTACCGCCGACAATGCGGTAATAATAAGGTTCCGCTTTAGTTTTCTCGGATCCTTTCTTTGAACTATAGACAATGTGCCAAATATTGCAGCCAATAGGAGCGATCCTAAAAAGGCAATTAAGATAAGTAGTTTCATTATTCCCCTCCAAAAAATTCAGCTTTTAACGTCGATCAGAGTTTGGACGTGAGATTTTATAGAACTACCGTGTACACGACTACCTTGCCAATGATGTTGATGTTCTCTTCTTCAAGGTCTTCGTATGTGTACATGATGGGGCTAAATCTTTTGTCAGTTGAATCCGGAATGAAGGTAACAATCTGCTTTTGACGATCATTATAGAAATATTTGACTGCGTAGTCACCATCATCTGCAAATACAACAATGTCGCCGTCTTTAAGGTCTTGAATGTCGTTGTACTGTTTGACTGCTATTAAAGAACCATCAGGAATTGTTTGGTTCATTGATTCGCCATTAACATGCATCATTAATATGCTACTGTCTCCGGCATATCTTCCCATAACACTATCTGGCAGTTGAATCGTTTCAACGTCATCGGAAGTTAGCGGATCGACATTGCACAAGATTCCAGCCGATATATCAGCGGGAATGTATGGATAAGAGTGAACATTTAGTTTTTTGACTTTAAAAGGATCTACAGGAGAAACTCCTATTAAGCTTTCCGGAGTTGTATGAAGAGCACTTGCAAATTTATCAACATAGTTTAATGGAAACTCACGTGTTCCATTGAAATAGCGAGACACAGACGATTTTGCCATGTCAACACGGCGTGCTAGTTCACTGATTGAAATCCCTTCACGGTTGCGAAGATCATTCAAAGTCTTGATTATTTCATCATTTGTTTTCATGTATCTCACCTCAAGAATTATTTTAACACCGTTCCCGATTGTGCACAATAGGCGCACAAAAAAACGATATCTGAATATTTTTTTGAAATAATCGTTGACACATGGGAACACGGATGATATTCTTTAGATGTTCCCAAAAGGAAACGAAAGGAGGAAATCAAATGACACTAAATTTAAAACGTCTTCGCGCTGAACGTATCGCAAAAGGAATGAACCAAGATGAAATGGCGAAAGCTATGGGATGGCATACCCGCTCTTCGTATGCTAAGCGTGAGAATGGTATTACAACAATCAGCGCTACCGAATTAGTAAAAATGGCCAGCATTTTGGGGTATGGCACCAATCAACTTGATCTTTTTTTTACAAATAACGTTCCCGATAGAGAACGAAAGGGGATGACGGTATGAACGAATTAGTAATTATGCACAACAAACAAGCGGTAACAACCAGCTTGCGTGTGGCCGAGGTATTTGGAAAAGACCACAAAAACGTAATTCAGTCTATCGAAAATCTCGCAGCTGAAAAATCAGCCGCCAAATTTTTTGCCGAGGCAACGTATGACAACCGTGGTAAGCAATATCCAATGTACTACATGAATCGTGACGGTTTCACATTGCTGGCTATGGGCTTCACCGGTAAGAAAGCACTTCAGTTCAAGATTAAGTACATCCAGGCATTCAATAGTATGGAGGCTACGCTGAAACGTCTGCCAGCCGGGAAACTTGATCCGGTTGCTCAAGCCGATCTTGCAGTCACTCGTGCTAATACCGCAAAGGCCAACGCTTTATACAAAATTGCATGCAAGACGACATCAGAAACAGCTAAACAGTCGTTGCTTGCGAAAGCAGCCGAATCGATCACCGGTGAGATGACTATTCCGGTACTACTTAAAAAGGAATACAGCGCCGGTGAGGTAGCCAGAAAGGTTCACGCATCATCTGGACAGATGGTTGGCCGCATTGCTAACCGACTGGGAATTAAGGCCGAACAACCAGGGCAAAACGAATACGGGCGATGGGCTAACAGCAAGTCTCAACACAGCGACAAAGAAGTCCCTCAATGGATGTACTTCGATCAGGGCGTTAAGGCTATTGCCGATGAGCTGAAGCGAGCTAAGGAGGCTGTCTAAATTGGAGCCCAAACGCCAAAAATATCCACTGGAAAGGAGGAAATGCCATGCCGTTGTTGCAGGTTGTTGAAGATGATCAGATTTCAAGCAAAAAGTATTTAGCGGTTGATGAAGAAGAACTGGCAAAGATGATCAAGGAGAACCAAGAGTTAAAACGCAAGCTAGCAGCACGAGGCATGTGGACGCTCACCACCGCAACAAGCTATGTCGAAGGACATAACAACACGTGGGTAGTTAACAATATCTTGAACGTCCCACGCTTCCACAAGTTCTTGCAAGATACCGTGGTTTCATATCCACCGCCTGGCAAAAAGGGGTATCTGTTTCATCCGAAACCATGGCTCGACTTCTTAGATAAATGGTTCCCAGAGATTTCAAGGTCGCTTAGAGAGAAGGGCAAATAATGATTGGTTATTTACTAATTGCTGGTGGCTTCGGCGTGATCGTTGGTCACTGCTTAGGCCACAGCGGAAATTGGAGGCAGTGGATTGAATGAAGCAGAACGTACCATTGGTGATTTGCTGAAAGAGCATAACGAATTGACGTTAGACAGCATTCGTGGCAACCACACACCAATTGCAAAGATGTTGCTTGTCGAGAACGAGAAGCTACGTGCACGACTAGCAAAACTAAGGGGATGACGTGATGACCAATGAGGAATACGAACGAATTCTAGCCGCAGCGAACCGCCAGATCGCCAAATATCGCAAGGTTGCTGCTGATTATGGGCCGAACAACACAGACCCCCATCAAACGTACGCCATGGGTCAAGAAGATGGTGCACACGCAATCCTATTCATTATCAAACAAGCCATGAAAAAAGCCGCTGGTATGCACACCAACGACTGATAGAAAGGAAACTTATTATGTCAACATTATACGACTTACAAGGAAAATATGCGAGTTTATTAGAACTAGCTGAAGATGGGACAACTGATCCCGAAGTATTAGCTGACACCATGGATTCAATCGTGGATGCAATTAATGACAAAGCCGAAGGATATGCACGGGTTATTCGCCAAATCAAGGCCGATATTGAAGCTAACAAAAAAGAACGTGACCGTTTCGAAGCACGGATTAAAGCTTACCAATCTAACCTCGGTACTATTTCACAGCGGTTGGTTGAAGCAATGAACGAAACTAATCAACGCAAAATAAAGACACCGCTATTTACTATCAGTGTTGCTAAGAATGGCGGAAAACAGCCAATTTACATCGATCAAGACAATTTGCAGGCTGATGTATTCAAGGTAAAACGCGAACCAGATACTGACAAGATTCGAGAACGATTAGAATCCGGAGAAAAAGTGCTGGGTGCTGAGCTTAAGCCACGCGGTGAACATTTATTGATTAAGTAGGAGGACGGCAATGGAGAAGAATGACAATGAAACATCAGACAATCAGTTGTCTCTTGTTGACCGCATTTTGATAGCCCAGCAGGCTGTTGGTGTTATCAAGAAAGATGGTCAAAACTCGTTTCAACATTATAGTTTTCAGAGCGAAGGCGCCATCAAAGATGCTGTGAAACCGGCACTGATCAAAGCCGGTCTGGTCATCAAATTCAGTTATGAGATTGTCAACCAGTATGATCGCACAACGGGCAAAGGTGGCAATAATCACTTTGTTGATTTGATGGGAACATTCACTGTCACTGATGGTCATGATGAGATGACATTTACCATCCCGGGCAGCGGTCAGGACACTGGCGAAAAAGCCATGGTCAAGGCCAGCACTTCAGCGCAAAAGTATTTTTACAAGCAGATGTTCAACATTACTGACACCGAAGACTCTGACCCTGATGCAAATGACAGCTCAGCAAGCAATGGTCCAATAACCAAAAACAAGCAGTCTATTCGGCCAAGTGCCATTCTTGATCACGCAACCGTTAAAGCTATCAAAGACATGATGGTTCAACAGTTTAAAGCTTTGCCGGCCACTAACAAAAAAGGCGAGCCAAAGCCAAAAACGGTTAATGAACTTGCTGAAATATGGATAGGCTTAGCGAATGCAAAATTCGGCAGCAAAGCAACGAGTGTTGAAACATTGACTCCTAAAGCCGCTGCTGGTGTCAAAAACTTGCTTGAAGCAGAACTCAGAAAGTTGGCAGGTGGCGAACGTGAATGAGCATGAAGATAAACGGCAGGCTGGATAAGCTTTCAGGCCAGCAGATTACTATCACTGCTGATGACTCTGTGAGCTTGTATACGCTGTCTAAGCTTGCCGCGGGTAAACGACCATCGATTGAGTTAGAAGTCGAGGACGGGCGCCATATAAGCCCAGATCAGCGCAAAAAGATATTTGCTCTGATGCATGACATATCAGACTGGAACGGTGACACGGTTGACATGATCGAATGCCTCATGAAGTCGTATACGCGTGAGATTTTTGCAATTGAACCATATTCACTGAGTGACTGTTCGATGACAACTGCCAGCAACATGATCTACACGATTTTAGAGTTTTGCTTCCGCAACGATGTGCCATTCAAGACGAAGACGTGGGACATGATACCCAACGACTATGCACGCCAATGGTTCTGCCTCCGTTTCAGAAAGTGTGTTATCTGTGGAAATCCCGCTGACTTGGCACATTACGAGGCGGTTGGCATGGGGCGCAATCGCAACAGAATTGACGAAACAAAGTTCAGGTACATGAGCCTATGCCGCATTCACCACGTGGAGCAGCATACAATCGGCATTGAGAGTTTTGTTCAGAAGTACCACATTGTGCCAGTGAAGCTAACTG